ATGCCAAGGACCAGAAAACCAATAAAAGTGAAAGAGCCGATTCGTCTTCGAACGAAGGAATTGGCCAATGGCAGCAAGAGTTTGTATCTGGATATATACCGTAATGGTAAGCGGACATACGAGTATCTGAAAATGTATCTTATTCCGGAAACGGATCGTAATGCCCGCCAACAGAACGAAACGACAATGGCTGCCGCAAATGCAATCAAATCGAAGCGTATCATAGAGTTGACAAGTGGTGAAGCCGGTATCATGAATCACAAGGATAAGGTTTATCTGCTGGACTGGATGCAGCTCTATAAGGAGGAACAGAAGAAACGTGGCAAGAAAAACACAGGTCAGATAAAATCTGTTACCGATATCTTGAAAGAGTATGCAGGAGAAAGGTTCACATTAAATCAGATTGACCTCACTTTTTGCCACGGCTATATCGACTATATGCTGACAAGCTACCGTCCCAAAGGAAAGCCCCTCTCGGCTTCTACGCGTAATACCTATTACCAGATTTTCAACGGTGCGTTAAATGCCGCTGTCCGCGCGAAACGCATCTTAAAGAATCCATTCAACGAAATGGAAAAATCGGAGAAGCCCAAGATGCCGGAAAGTGTGCGTTCTTATATGACTATTGAAGAAGTGAGATTATTAATCGCTACACCAATGCAGAACGAGGGGGTAAAAAGTGCCTACCTGTTCTCCTGCTTCTGTGGACTACGTATCAGTGATATTATCGAATTGCAATGGAAGGATGTGTTTATTGACAACGGCCAATACCGCTTGGCAGTAGCCATGCAGAAGACAAAGGAGCCGATTTACCTTCCGCTCTCCAATGAAGCGTTGAAGTGGATGCCGGAACGTGGGGACAAGACAGCAGACGACCATGTGTTCGATTTGCCTTCAGGTATCAACCAGCTTATCAAACCATGGGCCAAAGCCGCCGGAATTTCCAAGCGATTCACCTTTCACACGGCCCGCCACACGTTCGCCACAATGATGCTGACATTGGGAGCAGATTTGTACACTGTATCTAAATTGCTCGGTCATACATCTGTAAAGATGACCCAAGTGTATGCCAAAATCGTCAATAAGAAAAAAGACGATGCAGTAAATCTGACTAACGGTTTATTCGATTGACAATGCGATGAGCATCAGACCAGATATCTAAACACTTATTTAGGGTGTTGTTCCGGCAGGATTTTCTTTCGGGAGCAACACCCTTATAATATATTATAAATCCAATTTAAAGTATTTCATCATGAAAAGACCTAACAATGGCCCTCTCTCTTTTTGGAGGGAAGAAACATCTGCACCATTTTGTTGCAGAACAGGATGCAGCGAAAGAATTTTTCGCATTGCTCGTTGAAGCAAAAACAATGTATCTCCGTGATGTCGTGGCGGGTAGTAAGCAGTACCACCGTTACGTGGAGGATTTTGTAAACAGCCACCGGTATATCGACTGCAACCATGCGGTCTGCCGGAACTGCCATGAAATGAACATTCATATCGTCAAAGGATTATTAAACGATTGTTCCAATCTTATCCGATCACTTTTTACCGAAGCAGACTTCTCGTTCAAGAAGTGTATGGAACTGAAACGAACGTATGATATGTTTGTACCACCATCACAGTCCATCACGTGCTGCAAAGACGGCCCGACAAGGATTTATCCTCTTTCTTTTGGATGCAATCTCACTCGTAAACAGATGATAGGTATTACGGCTTGTGCCAATGCTTATCATCTGTTTTGCGTTTCTACCCTACACGTGGAAGATATGGAAGCCCTGCTTTCCTGTAAGGAAGGATTCTGTATTCGTGTAAACAATATCCGTCATGTGGCCATCCTGTTCGATACACTCCTTGAGTACTCGTTCATCCAAGCCAAATGGCAGGCCGTTCTCAGTAATGGACGGTTCTTACAAACCAAGGACGGAAAAGGATTCGTTTCAGCTTCAAGCCTTTCATCCGCTCTGTCTGCTCTACGCAACAACATGACATCAGCAGGTTATGGTATCAGGCGAGCCATTGATGAACTGAGAGAGTGGTAAGAAGTGCCAATAAGCGAAGTATGTGAAAGGTAAAAGCGTGATAGTTGCCGTGATACGTGGTTACTATCACGGTGCAAACTCATGCTGACCTTTTGGGTTGCCCTATCTTTGCCCTCCGTTAGCGCGCTACATAACGGAGGGCATACTTCCATTGTCTAATTTTATAATAACTCATTTATGCAAAATAATAGATTGACATTCATGGAACGGCTGAGTGAACGGCTTACAAGCGTCGAAGCCATCCTAAAGAAATTAGATCCGATAGAGAGTCTGTTGGAACGCATCGCATTGCTGGAAAAAAATATATATACCACCAAACAGGTGTTTACCTTCCAAGAGGCTTGTATGTATATCGGAATATCCGAGAGTATGCTGTACAAGCTAACATCAGGCAAGGAGATTCCGCATTACAAGCCACGTGGCAAAATGATATATTTCGCCAAAGAAGATCTGGATGAATGGCTTTTGCAGAATTATGAACCAACCGTAGATGAAGCAGCACGTATGGCAAACGAGGCCGCTGCCACACAACCTTTCTTTAATCAAAGACGCCATGGAAAACGAAAGAAGAACTGAATATAATGTGGATATGAGGCCGGAGGAGGATTTCTTATCGGATATCCTCTCCGCCTCGCAGATTCGGGCGACGGATACCTATGAAACGCCGCCACAGATTATCTGGATAGACAACTCGACCATTGCTACGCTCGGCAACTTCAGCGCATCAACCGGCAAGGCGAAATCAAAAAAAACATTTAACGTTTCGGCCATTGTCGCTGCATCGCTGGCAGGAAAACAAGTGCTGAACTACCGGGCGCACCTCCCGGAAGGTAAACGTAAGATTCTGTACGTGGACACGGAACAGAGCCGCTTTCATTGTCATAATGTACTGGAACGCATCTTGCGGCTTGCCGGACTGCCCACTACAACCGACAGTGAAAACCTCGACTTTATTTGCTTGCGCGAATACTCTCCGGCAATACGCATTGGGGTCATTGACTACGCCTTACGTCAAAAAAAAGGATACGGACTTGTTATCATCGACGGTATCCGTGACCTGATGCTTGACATAAACAGTACCGGTGAGTCCGTGGAAGTCATTAACAAGATGATGGAATGGTCATCAAAGTATGACCTGCATATCCACTGTGTGCTACACTTGAATAAAGGAGATAACAATGTGCGCGGGCATATCGGTACGGAAATGAGCAACAAGGCGGAGACTGTACTGGTCATCAGCAAAAACAACGATTGTCCCAACGTCAGCGAGGTTCATGCGTTACACATCCGTGAGAAAGAGTTTAAACCTTTTGCTTTCACTGTCAATGAGGGCGGGCTTCCGGTTCTCGCAGAAGGGCATTTGTTTGAGAATGCCCCACATCAGAAACCGAAACAGCGGACGGGTTTTATGGAACTAAGCGTCGAACAGCACCGTGAAGCCCTTTCCGCTGCGTTTGGAGACAAACCTATCCGTGGGTTTGAAAATATGCTGCAAGCCATGATGACAGCTTACGAGGCAATCGGATTTAAGCGTGGGAGAAACGTAATGGTCAAACTGCTGCAATATCTGACTGACACCTTAAAACTGGTTATCAAACGAGATAAACTTTTTTATTATGACATGACACAGGCAGAAACCATGCTTTTCGATGAAGAATGAGAGCGGGCGCGGGCCTATATAATTCAGTTTAATTTAGTATTTATATATATAGGGTCGCAAACTAAACTAAACCGCTTTTGCGCAAACAAGTGAAAAGAATTTGAATATGACCATAGATGAAGCAAAACGAGTGCGTATCGTGGACTTTTTGGCCCAGCTCGGCCACCGTGCGCAGCATATGAAATCAGAGCAATACTGGTATCTTTCTCCTCTCAGGAAAGAGGTGACGCCATCGTTCAAAGTCAATGACCGGCTGAATGAATGGTATGATTTTGGCGAGGCCACCGGAGGCGACCTTGTGGAACTGGGTAAGTACCTTTGCGAAACAAAAAGTGTGAGTGAAGCATTAGCATACATCGAACGGCATGTCAATGGTGTATCGCTACCGAGAATCCGGACGTTGCCCACAACGTTCCGACCTGTGGAAGCCGACATGAAAAATCTGATTATCGTGCCGCTGCGACACCACGCACTGCTCTCATATCTCCATTCACGTATGATTGATTCGGATATCGGACGAATGTTCTGTAAGGAAGTGCATTACGAACTGCGCCAGCGACGTTACTTTGCACTGGCTTTTGGCAACATATCCGGTGGATACGAGGTGCGAAACCCTTATTATAAAGGATGTATCAAGAACAAGGACATTTCCTTGATACCCCAATCGCGTGGTGAGACACAGAGCCGTGTCTGCCTGTTTGAAGGGTTCATGGACTTTCTGTCCTATCTGACTCTCAAACAGACGGACGATAGTGCCATTTGTATTAATGCTCCCTGTGACCACCTTATTATGAACTCGATCAGTAATCTGAAAAAGACATTGACGTATCTGCAAAAATACACGTATATCCACTGTTACCTTGACAATGACCTTGCCGGACAAAAGACAGTGGAAACCATAGCCGGGATGTATGATGGACGCGTCTATAACGAGTCCAACCGTTATGCCGGTTACAAAGACCTAAACGACTACCTACGCGGGAAGAAACAATGAACAACCCACTCCCTAAGCTCTCCTTCACGGAGGGCTTTTTTTATATCCCAACTTTTCCTGCTTTCTTATGTAAAATCGCATTTGAATATGATTTTGTAATATGATTTTTGGATTTTGAAAAAATATCATATTAAAATAATATGTTTTGTAACCAATAATTTTATCTTTAAACTTATCCATTCTTATTTTGCGGCTACAATCAAATATAACAAATCATATTATACAAAAAGATATGAAATCATATTTTATTTTCACCATTGTCCTGACAGTTGCCTATCTCGTCTATTATGCGGTTATCATCGTGCAGGACCTTTATGGAAAAAAAGGAAATAGTAAGCCGGAAGAAGAGGTATTTGACCTCGGTGCGCCGGAAGATGAACAGAGTGTGTCCGTGACGGAGAGCGATACGGGATTCAATGTGGGTAATGAGAAGTATGAAACAGATGTTGCCCCTACCGCTTCACCTGCACCACAGGAGACAGAAACCGCAGACAATAATGGCGAGATAGCCGTGGCGGAGAAGCTGAAACGGCTGAAAGCCCAAGCGGAGGAACAGATGGAAGAAACCGAGACCTACCTGTCGGACGCATACACGGCAGACGAACTGTACAAAGCGATGCTTGCCAAAGGAAAGACGGACAACCGTCCGGAACTGGTATGGAAACCTCTCAAAGACCGATTGTAAAATGTCGAAAGCAAAAAAAATATTATGTGCACTGTGCTTTGTCCCTTATGCGGTATTCGCCAAAAGCGGCAGCGTAAACTACAGTTGGGGTGCAGACGCACTTGCAACGATGCACGACTTCGTGGTGACGATGATGCTGTACGTGCTGTACATCTGCTACGCTGTCGCCTCGGTTTTCGTAGTCGTTGCCGCGCTCCAAATCTATATCAAAATGAACACAGGCGAGGACGGTGTGGTGAAGTCTATCGTATCACTTGTCGGTGCGTGCCTCTTCATCATTGGAGCTTCAATCGTGTTCCCCGCTTTCTTCGGCTACCGCATATAGGTGGCTGACAGGAGTGTAAAACCAATTCAAAAATAGAAGTACCACAAAAAATGTAATAAATATGTTTCAGAAATTCAAAAGAATGTGCCGAAAGGCAAAGAAAACCATCATGCAAGTTTCCACCAAAGTAAAAATGTTAATCATTGCCCTGTTAGGAGGCATACCTGCTATGGCTCAAAGTACGGCAGGCGATTACTCAGCCGGTACGACAGCTCTATCAACCGTAGCCGAGGAAATCGTGAAATACGTTCCTGTGATGGTCAAACTCTGCTATGCCATTGCTGGTGTTGTGGCCATCATCGGAGCCATTTCGGTGTATATCGCCATGAACAACGAGGAACAGGATGTCAAGAAGAAGATTATGATGGTGGTTGGGGCGTGCCTTTTCCTGATTGCGGCAGCCCAAGCATTACCTCTATTCTTCGGAATTAACGCATAAACAGCCTGGAGGAATGACTAATAACGGACGTTATCCGGATTACCCGCTGTTCAAAGGACTGCAACGGCCTTTGGAACTGATGGGATTACAAGGTCGCTACATCTATTGGGCGGCAGGCGTAGCTGGTGGGGCCATTGTGGGCTTCATCGCCGCTTACTGTCTTATGGGCTTTGTGGCCGGACTGGTCGTATTGGCAACTGTCTTATCTGCGGGAATCGTGCTTATCATCCTCAAACAGCGAAAGGGGCTGCACAGTAAAAATGTAAAACGTGGAGTGTATGTGTATGCCTATTCGCACAAAGTATGACTATAAGAAAAACCATCACGGCAATGTGTGTGGCTGATTGATTGTTGAACGCGGGCGGGTCCGTCTCCAGCCGAGGCAGACCTGCCCCTATTTAATGAACGAATATCGGAATGACCCTATATATCATTTTATTTTTCATCGCCCTATGTACGGGTATGGCCTTGTCAGTCTATACGTTCGGTACGGGCGGCAAGCGCAAGCATATCTTTCAGAATATCTATTTTTCTGTGGAAGATACAGACGGTGTGGGTGTGCTGTACACCAAGACGGGCGAATATTCTGCCGTCTTGAAAATCGAAAATCCGGTACAGAAGTATTCAGCGGACATTGACAGCTATTACGACTTCACGCATCTATTCTCTGCCCTTGCGCAGACACTGGGCGAAGGGTATGCCTTGCACAAACAGGACATCTTCGTAAGGAAACAGTTCGCGAACGAGCCGGAGCATAATCAAGAATTTCTCTCGGCATCGTACTTCCGTTATTTTAATGGGCGTCCGTACACGGACAGCCTTTGCTATCTGACTATCACACAGGAAGCCAAGAAGAGCCGTCTTTTCTCTTACGATAGCAAGAAATGGCGCGATTTCCTCGTGAAAATTTATAAGGTTCGAGACCTACTACGCGACAGCGGTGTACAAGTGAAATTCCTGAACAAAGCCGAGGCAAGCGAATATGTGGACCGTTACTTTGCGATGAACTTCAAAGACCGTATGGTCTCGATGACGAATGTCAAGGCTGACGACGAAACGGTATCTATGGGTGACAAACGCTGTAAGGTGTACAGCCTCGTGGACGTGGACTGCGCCGCGCTCCCCTCGCTGATACGTCCCTATACCAATATCGAGGTGAATAATACCGAGATGCCAGTGGATCTTGTCTCGGTGGTGGATAATATTCCGAACGCAGAAACGGTGGTGTACAACCAAATTATTTTCCTGCCCAGCCAGAAGCGGGAACTGGCATTACTCGATAAAAAGAAGAACCGGCACGCAAGCATCCCCAATCCGAGTAACCAAATGGCCGTAGAGGACATCAAACAGGTACAGGACGTAATAGCCCGTGAAAGCAAACTGCTCGTGTACACGCACTTCAACATGGTGGTGGGCGTGCCTGCGGACACCGACCTTCAAAAATGCACGAATCACTTGGAAAACGCTTTTGGGCGCATGGGCATACACATCAGTAAGCGTGCATACAACCAACTGGAACTGTTCGTCAGTTCGTTTCCGGGCAACTGTTACAGCCTGAACGAGGAATATGACCGTTTTCTGACCCTCTCCGACGCTGCGGTATGCCTGATGTACAAAGAACGGGTGCAGCATAGTGAGGAAACACCGCTAAAAGTTTATTACACTGACCGTCAAGGTGTTCCGGTAGCTATCGACATCACGGGAAAAGAGGGAAAGAACAAGCTGACCGACAACTCGAATTTTTTCTGCCTGGGGCCTTCGGGCAGCGGAAAGAGTTTCCACATGAATTCCGTCGTGCGCCAGTTGCATGAACAGGGGACGGACGTGGTAATGGTCGATACGGGTAACTCATACGAGGGGCTATGCGAGTATTTCGGCGGCAAGTATATCAGCTATACCGAGGAACGGCCCATCACGATGAATCCGTTCCACATCAATCGGGAAGAGATGAACGTAGAAAAAACGGGATTCCTGAAAAACCTCGTCTTGCTTATCTGGAAAGGTACGCAGGGAACGGTCACAAAGACGGAAGACCGTCTGATAGAGCACGTCATCACGGAATATTACGACGCCTACTTCAACGGTTTCGAGAGCTTCACACCCCAACAGCGTGAGGACTTGCGTAAGAGCCTCGTTATTGATGACCGCAACAGCAGTGAGAAGCGGCACGAAAGCGAACGGGAACGCGCGGCCCGCATCGAGGGTATCATTGACGAGATAGAGGGTCGGCGCAAGGAACTGAAAGTGGAGGAACTGTCATTCAACTCTTTCTATGAATATTCCGTGCAGCGCATCCCGGATATCTGTGAGGAGAACCGTATCACGGGCATCGACCTCTCGACATACCGCTATATGATGAAGGACTTTTATTTGGGCGGCAACCACGAAAAAACGCTGAACGAAAACATGGACAGCTCGCTGTTCGACGAGACGTTCGTGGTCTTCGAAATCGACAGTATAAAAGATGACCCGCTGCTTTTTCCTTTGGTCACGCTGATTATCATGGATGTTTTCTTACAGAAAATGCGCATCAAAAAGAACCGCAAAGTCCTTGTCATCGAGGAAGCGTGGAAAGCCATCGCCAGCCCGCTGATGGCGGAATACATCAAATTTATGTACAAAACGGCACGTAAATTCTGGGCCAGTGTAGGTGTGGTGACACAGGAGATACAGGACATCATCGGCAGCGAAATCGTGAAAGAGGCCATCATCAACAACTCGGATGTGGTGATGCTGCTTGACCAAAGCAAATTCAAGGAACGTTTCGACACCATCAAGGCGATTCTTGGCCTAACGGACGTGGACTGTAAGAAAATTTTTACCATCAACCGCCTCGAAAACAAGGAAGGACGCAGCTTCTTCCGCGAGGTATTTATCCGCCGGGGCACGACCAGCGGTGTTTATGGCGTGGAGGAACCGCACGAGTGCTACATGACCTACACGACTGAACGGGCAGAGAAAGAGGCTCTGAAACTTTACAAGCGCGAGCTACAATGCAGCCACCAAAAGGCTATCGAGGCATATTGCCGTGACTGGGATGCCAGCGGTATCGGCAAGGCATTGCCGTTTGCACAGAAAGTTAATGAAGCGGGACGTGTACTGAACTTAACCACTAAAATAACATCATAATGAAAACGAAAAGGATTTTAATCACCCTGTCACTGGACTACGGAATAAATATGATGGGGTTTGAAAGCAGCTTGACGCGCGAACAAATTTCTGTCAATAATCCGGAACTCACTGTTTTGTCCCTCCGGGAGTTTTGTATGCTATCCAAGGAGAACCTGCTCCGTATGGATGACATGACACCGGACAAGGTAGCTGCCATCGAACGGCTATTGGCGGAGTATTCCCTTCGGTTGGGTATGTCCGATGTAGAACTGGAAACGTACTTGAACCGATATTATGAAGAAAACCCCAAAGAAAAGGAGTTTTACGATATGTGCGACAGGCTGTGTAGCAGCAAACCTGCCTTCGATGAAAACGGATTTCGTGAAGAACTATTCCGGGAACTGAACAGCAGTCCGATGAGTGAAAAAAGACTGAGTGACTTAGGATGGCTACGCTATCAGACCGTGCGCGAAACTTATCTAAACCAGCCTTTCTTCTTGAGATGGTTCGGCTCCCAAGAAGCCCGGATCAAAAGGGCCATCAAGGATACTACCATCATACATGATATGTTCTGCCGACTTGTCACGGAGAATTGTATCGAATCTGAGCGGTGGTATTTCAATCACAAGGAACCGGAATACATAAAAGAGGTCTGAAACGATGAAACGGCTGTTTATCTTTTGGGTTATCCTATTGCCTGCCCTGACACAGCACGTTCACGCACAATATTACAGCGTGAACTATGACGCACGTACCGTGGCGGCCATGGCCGCCGCATTCGGCACGGAGGTAGTGGCTGAAAGCTACTACCGCGAGCAGGTGGATGATATTCTGAAACACTATACGGCGGCAGAGGTGGCAGCAGCAGGGATATTTTCTTCCAAATTTTTGGAACACAAGGCTCTGTCCGACCTTGGCATCTGGTGCAGCAGCACGGAAAATTACTACTATCGTCGAATTTACCATATGGTGGCGGAGAAAATCATGCCGAAAATATGGGTGGTAGCGAAACTGATGCTACGCTCACCACAAACAGCCATCCACTGGGGCAGTTACCTGATGAAAGTCTGCGATGATACGAAGAGCCTGTGTATGCAGTTCGAAAGCGTTGTGACCAACAGCACACTGACGTTCTCGGACATCGCTTTTCTGGAAATTGACCGCGACATCGCCAGTTTGCTGAACCTCGCAGAACTGGGCGGTACCGATTGGCAACGGATGTTGGACAACTTGGCCAAAGTGCCGGGCAATTTCACCATCGAGAACTTGAAAGGCGATATCGACAACCTTTATAACATGGGCGTAGGGCTGGCAACATCTGGTATGGAGAACCTCGGTGACGCTCTACTGCAAAGCAGTGCGTTCCATGACCTGTTGGGCGGCAAAGCCAATGAAATCGGCAACCTGTATGAACACTACGGTACTCTCTTCGAGCAGGCGGAACATGACATCGGTAGTCTGCTAATCGACATGGTGGGCGGCCAGGACAGCGTGGCCGCATTGTTCAATTTCAGCAACTACGACCTCACATCGTGGATGACCGACTACATGGACAATGCAGTCGGGAACTATTACACGCAACGGTGGTATATCGCACGGCGTGAGCAAGGAAGCATTTCTCTATGCGACTACTACCCACCGACAGACGACAACAGCATATTGAACGGGGGCGCATGGACACGCTTTAATACGAGCGATCCGGGATTTTACCCGAACGCTTCGCAACGGGAGCAGGCCCTTGCCAACTCAGAACAGTATGCCGGATGGTCAAGAAGCCGAGTACAACAGCTCAACAACAGCAACGACGGTTACACCTATACTATCAATACCCGACAACAGGCCTACATCATCAGCAAAGGCAACAAGCAGACCAAGAAGGCATACGCCTATGAGATACATGTGACACAGAGCTGGAACCGGACGGAGGTAGTCTATGAGGATGTCTTCGATTCCTATTCGATGGATCTGAACACGTTCAAAGCGCAGCTCAATGCCCGCCTCTCGGAGTTCAATGACAACGAGGAAGGCTATGTCTATTACATAGCATCCGATGCACGGAACTATTATCAGGCGACGGACGCCGCAAAATTGCAGGGATGTGAAAGCGTGACCATCAGTGTAACCTGTTCAGACGGGGCGACGCTGGGACAAGGCTCGACACAATACAAGTGCCGTAAGTGTGGCGGCTCACTGGATGCCCACTCCAAAGAGTGCGTCATGCAGACCTCGGTAACGGAGAACGAACTGGACCTTTCAGAACTGGACGCACTGATACGGGAAGCGGACAATCAGGTTGCCGTTCTTCAATCTCAGATTAGTGCCTTGGAAAAGGAAAACGCCGACCTTCTGAAAAAAATTGCCGAGGCGAGCGTGGAAGACGCAGCAGCTTACCGGCAACAATATAACTCCAACCGGACACGTATCGAGGAACTGAAAAGCGAACTTGCCGAGTGGCAACAAAAGCAGAAGGAGTACGCAGATGCGAAGCAGGAAGCGGAAGCTGAGAACGATGTGCCGACAGATGATTACTACCGCCTACCGGCCATCATGCAGGATTGTAAGACAGCCTACAGCCTCACTTGGCAGGACGGAGGTACATGGAGCGGCTATACGTTCGTCCGTAAGGCGACGATGCCGAACATCAATGGTATCATTACGTTCCGTGCGACTATTTCTATCGCACGGAAGCCGAAATACTTTCTGGGTATCAAAATCCACCGTGCCATCATCCAAATCAGTTGGGAATTGACTTCGGCATACACAGACACGCACGTTGCCGATGTACTGACACTCGATCCGAACCTGCCGAACGAGGAAAAGACTAAAATCGTGAATAATCGCATATCGGAAATTGCACGGGAATATCCCAACTGTAAAATCACTACCGAGTATGCCCGTACAGAACCTATGGAAGAAGTACCGAACAGCGACGTGTACCACCTGCTTTGGTCAAGTGACCGCCTCGAAATCGCACGAGAAGTGGATTCACGTATCACGAAAATATACGCCGACCTCGTATCCTTGGAGAAGATGATGCACTACAAGCGGAACATCATCGACGTACTGAAGGATGTGCTACCGGAACTCGATACGGACGAGGGTCGTAGGCTGACGCTCGTGGAAGAGTGCCATGACCGCTGGGTAGAAAACGCACGGACATCCCGAAGTGGCAGAAAGGAGGTACGACCATGAAACGCACTATGCTGATAGCCATCACGTTGCTTGCGCTACTACCCAATGTAGCCAAGGGTCAATGGACATTCGATATCATGTCGGTGGAAGCGTACATCAACGACCACAAGAAACAACGCAGCCTGTTATTGGCCCGAAGCACACTGGAATACAGCAACCAACTGCTGCACGAGTACAGCCGTGAGGAGACGGGCAAATACAAGGAAGTGAATATCGACCTTGACCGCTATACCCGTGCCTTTGATGTCATCGACGTGATGTACCAGTCCCTACGGACGGTGCTGAACGTGAAGGATACCTACAGTTCGGTAAGTGACCGTATCGGTGACTATAAGACCATGCTGGAGGCTTTCCATGAGAAAATCCTGAAACATGGGAACATCGAGCCGTCAGACGCACTGATACTGACTATCAATGAAAAGGCAATACGGGACATCGCCAACGAGGGAGAACACCTCTATAAGTCGGTGAGCGACCTCGTGCTGTATGCCACGGGCGCAGCGGCCTGCTCGACCAGCGACCTGCTGATGGTACTGGAGTCCGTGAACAAGTCGCTGGACAGTATTGAGCAACACTTGAACCGGGCATACATCGAGACATGGAGATACATACAGGTACGTATCGGCTACTGGAAATCGAAGATTTACCGGGAACGTACCAAACGGGAAATTATTGACGGTGCTTTCGGACGGTGGCGCAATGCGGGACGGCTGGATTATTGACGGTAAAAGAGGAAGGAGGTAAATAATGCCACAAGTTAGATTATGACTTCTATACACCGAAATTGATAAGGAATATCTTAAAACGCAGGAAAAGCGTTTCGTCCTGGATGTTCGGAGAAGTACAAACAGAGAAAGAAACTTTAAGTACAAACAAGTCTATCCGGCCTATAACCAAGAGGCAAATGGACATTTGGATTAATAAAAGATGTAATGAAAAAGATCGTTTTTGCAAAAGACATTACGCTATATAAAGCCGATTGCCTTGAAGTAATGCCTCTTCTCCAAGAATCAAGTATTGATTTAGTTCTATGCGACCCACCTTTTGGAATTACAGCTTCGCAATGGGATAAGATAATACCATTCTCGAAAATGTGGGAGGAGATTAGAAGGGTGAGAAAGGATAATGCACCTACGGCTTTATTTGGCAGCGAACCGTTCAGCAGCCTTTTACGCTGTGGCAATTTAGCCGAATTTAAATATGACTGGGTATGGGAAAAGTCAAAAGCAAGCAATTTCCTTCTTGCTAAAAAGCAACCTCTAAAAGCGCATGAGCTAATCAGTATCTTTTGTAACGGCAGAACTCCTTATTTTCCAATCATGGAAGAAGGTGAGCCTTATGAAAATCGTACAAAGAGAGGGAGTAACTGGACAGGAGTAAACAAGGTACCAAATCCTACATTCAGAAATGAAAACAAAGGAACGAGATACCCACGAAGTGTGAAATATTTCAAAACTGCGGAATCAGAGGGCAAAACGATTCATGTTAATCAAAAGCCAGTCGCATTATTGAAATATCTGATAAAAACATACACGAAAGAGGGTGACACAGTCCTTGATTTTGCCTCTGGAAGCATGAGCACTGCAATCGCCTGTATTCATACGAATAGAAAATGTATTTGTATTGAAAAGGATGACATGCACTTCTCGCGGGGAGAGGAAAGGATTAGAAATGAATATAATATAAAAAGAAATGTGGAATAATCTCGGTGATTAACTGATTGAAGCACATTGAGTATTGAAAGATTAGTAACAAAATAACCGAAAGTAAATATGGACAGAATACTCTTACTCGTGACGGTTACAATAATTGCAACCACGGCGGCAAAGGCACAATCCGTGACCTATAACCACGATTCGCCGAAACAAAATCAAGTAACAGTAATGGAAACCGGTACGGGAGCACTCTCGCCCGACCTCTACTATTCCATACTGCACAACAAGTACAAAAAGTCGGCAGCAGCCAAGAACAAACTGTCGTTCCGCACACTGGCGGGCGTCAACCTGTACAACCAAACGGATGAAGCTGAAGCCATCGACTCGGCATTGGTGAGCCGGGCAAAGATAGAGGCCTTGAACGTGGCTGACCGTCAAGCGGACATCGCATGGCTCGCCGAAGGCGATAAGGTCAACGGACAGATGGTACGGTTCAAACGAAATATAGACCGCATCTTGCCTGTCGGGGGGACACCGGAGGATAAAGACAGATGGACGGAATATTACCATATCTACCAGTGCGCCATTGATGCAACGAAAGATGCCTATATGCCCAACGCACAGCGGAAAAAAGAGTATCTGCGCATCTACGAGGATATAACCCGACAGAACGAAATCCTTGTCGGCTACCTTGCCAAACGGCAGAATACTACGGTAACAAGTACGCTACTGAACGCTACCGCTGACCGTACTCTGGATAAGAAGAGTATTGTCCGCGATGCGGTGAGCCGGTGGCACGAATCGCGCTTTGCCGTGCGCGGCCCGCAATCGGGCAATAACACGGGCGACAGCGGTGACGGAGATGAAACAGTAAGCAAAGGGAACTGAAAAAACAAAAACGTATGGCAGACGGAAATATACTCTCGGATTTCGGTATCAATATCCTTGAAGAAGAGATAGACGATGTGATTTTTCAAACGAACGAGTTCCTGACTGATGCGACTTTTACCGGCTCGCAGGGACCGTTCTGGTGGATACTACAAATGTGCATGGCACTGGCTGCCCTGTTCGCTATTGTGATGGCAGCGGGAATGGCGTACAAGATGATGGTGAAACATGAGCCACTGGATGTACTGAAGCTGTTCCGTCCTTTGGCTGTTTCAATCATCCTCTGTTGGTGGTATCCGCCAGCAGACACGGGTATGGCTGGCAGTGGGAGCAGTTGGTGTTTTCTTGACTTCCTGTCTTACATCCCGAACTGCATCGGCTCGTACACGCATGACCTGTACGAGGCAGAAGCCACCCAAATAGCGGACAAATTCGAGGAAGTGCAGCAACTTATCCATGTACGTGACACGATGTACCAAAGTTTGCAAGCACAGGCAGATGTCGCTCACACGGGTACCTCAGACCCGAATCTGGTAGAAGCGACCATGGAACAAACCGGAGTGGACGAAGTGACGAAAATGGAGAAAGACGCAGCCGAACTGTGGTTTACCTCACTGACGGCAGGAGTCATCGTAGGTATCGATAAAATCATCATGCTTATCGCTCTGATTGTGTATCGTATCGGATGGTGGGCGACCATCTACTGCCAGCAAATCCTACTGGGCATGTTAACAATATTCGGACCTATACAATGGGCGTTCTCGCTGTTGCCCAAATGGGAAGGTGCATGGGCGAAGTGGCTTATAAGGTATCTGACAGTACATTTCTATGGTGCGATGCTCTACTTCGTCGGCTTCTATGTGCTACTGCTATTTGACATTGTATTGTGCATACAGGTAGAAAACCTGACGGCAATCACAGCAAGCGAACAGACGATGGCGGCCTACTTGCAAAACAGCTTCTTCTCCGCCGGCTACTTGATGGCGGCAAGTATCGTGGCACTGAAATGCCTAAACCTCGTGCCGGACTTGGCAGCATGGATGATACCTGAAGGTGACACGGCCTTCTCTACACGGAACTTTGGAGAAGGTGTGGCGCAGCAGGCCAAAATGACGGCTACGGGCGGTATCGGCTCGATGATGAGATAATGATAAACCTAATATTAAATATCCAAAAGATGAATGTACAACAGAAAATTGAAAAATGGTGCAGGAACGAGCGTTTCGTGCGCTATGCAAATGAACGCATAAGCGAAGAACTCGTTTATGCGCCTAACCACCGAATTGATCCGGAATATGAAGAACTGGACGAAGCCATTACATGGGACAACCGATATATCGTCCCTATGATGACTTACCTTACCTATCGTCTGCAACTGGTCAAATTGCAGAAAAATGCCAAGAATCGAAACCGCCGTATCTGGTGGATATTCGTGCATGTAATCATGCGGGAAGATTACACACAGCTCTTTGACGGGAAGTTCGAAAAATTTCTGACGGAGTTGCAGGATACAGTCATGACAATGTTACATGACGAATACACACGATTGTCTAACAAGAAAAAATAAAGGTATATGGTCATCAAGCATTTGGAGAATAAAATCCGACTGGTGGGCATCATCTGCACTGTTTTTCTTGTAGGGTGTATCATCATCAGTGTGTCAAGTATCTGGACTGCCCGGACAATGGTGACGGACGCACAGAAAAAGGTGTATGTGCTGGACGGAAATGTACCTATACTCGTAACCCGCACGACGATGGACGAAACGCTGGACGTGGAAGCCAAGAGCCATGTAGAAATGTTCCACCATTACTTTTTTACTCTCGCACCGGACGACAAATACATCCGCTATACGATGGAAAAAGCGATGTACCTGGTCGATGAGACGGGACTGGCACAATACAATACCCTCAAGGAAAAGGGATTTTACTCCAACATATTGGGTACGAGCGCGGTGTTCTCGATTTTCTGTGACAGTATCTCCTTTGACAAAAAGAATATGGAGTTCACCTACTATGGTCGGCAGCGAATCGAACGTCGGAGTAATATCCTGATGCGCGAACTGGTTACGGCAGGGCAACTTAAACGTGTGCCGAGAACGGACAACAATCCGCATGGACTGCTCATAGTAAACTGGCGTACATTGCTGAACAAAGATATCGAGCAAAAAACAAAGAGTAACTATTAAATCACCAAAGATATGAATATCAAAGGATTCAAACGGATGTTGTTCGGCGAGAAGATGCCGGACAAAGATGACCCGCAGTACAAGGAACGCTACGAGCGAGAGGTGCAGGCCGGGCACAAATTCGCCAAGGCGACACGCATCGACCAAGCGGCGGCCAAGGTGCAGGGCTTTGCCAACGCGCACCGGACGTTGTTTCTGGTCATCGTCTTTACATTCGTCATCGGAGCTTTCGCATGGAACGCCTACCGCTTGGTAACTGTGTACAGGCATAGTCCGGCAAGTCGCACGGCAACGGAAATGCAGGATTCTGTACTTCGGGAACGGCACAAGCTGTTGCAGGAAGTCGAAATAAGGGAACATAAAAACAGAGGGGACAAACCACAGTAAAAGAATGCTTATGAATACACGGTTTGAAAAATCAGTCCGTTCGTCAGACGAATGGTACACGCCAAAGGAGATACTGGACGCATTGGGCAAATTCGACCTTGACCCTTGCGCTCCTATCCGTCCGTTGTGGCCGACTGCCGAGGTCATGTATGACCAGAACATAGACGGGTTGTCCCAGATATGGGAAGGACGTGTGTGGCTCAATCCTCCCTATTCGCGTCCTCTTATCGAGCTATTCGTCCGGAAACTGGCAGAACATGGCAACGGCATTGCATTATTATTCAACCGTTGTGATTCCAAAATGTTTCAGGACGTCATCTTCCCAAAAGCAACGGGAATGAAATTCCTACGCCACCGCATCCGATTCTACCGACCAGACGGAACGCGAGGTGAATCTCCCGGTTGCGGTAGCCTCCTGTTAGCTTTCGGAGAAGACAACGCAGAGATACTGAGAAATTGTGCCATTGAAGGCAAGTATGTACAACTCAATTAAAAGATGTATAATGAAGATATTGGAGAAAATCAATTTTCGCCAGCCGAAATATATGCTTCCCGCCATCCTTTATTTCCCCCTGCTCGGCGCGTCTTATTTCATCTTCGACCTGTTTCAGACAGAAACGATAGAAATACAAGACAAGGCGTTGCAGACGACGGAGTTCCTGAACCCCGAATTGCCGGGGGCACAGATCAAGGACGATGGCATAGGCAGCAAATACGAGAATATGGCGAAATCATGGGGTAAGATACAGGACTACTCCGCAGTAGATAACATAGACCGGGAAGAACCCGATAAAAACAAGGAAGAGTATGAATCGAAATACACGCAGGACGACATCGACCTGCTCACGGAAGAACAACAGGAAAAAGCTGCGGCAGCGGAAATTGCCTCTGCCAAGACACGAGAACAAGAAGCACTTGCCGAACTGGAAAAAGCACTCGCAGAGGCGAGACTGAGAGGGCAAAACGCGACTGTACCCCCGGCAGAAACGGACACGGCCAACATTGCTCCACCACAAGGAGCAACAGCCTCCGGAACCATCAACGAAGAGAGCCGGGCTGTGAAAACGCCATCTGCGGACGAACCGCCCAGCGAAGTGGTACGCAAGGTGAAGACAACCTCGGACTACTTTAACACACTGTCGAAGAATGTCCGTGAACCGAAACTTATCCAAGCCATCATTGACGAGAACATCAAAGCGGTGGACGGCTCGCGCGTGAGGTTGCGCCTGCTTGACGATGTGGAGATTGGCGAGTGTGTGGTAGCAAGGGGAACGTACCTGTACGCTACAGTGAGCGGATTCTCATCCGGACGCGTGAAAGGTAATATCAGCAGCATCCTCGTGAATGACGAACTGGTGAAAGTGAGTCTGTCACTCTATGATACTGATGGCATGGAAGGGCTGTATGTACCCAACAGCCAATTCCGGGAAACGAGCAAGGATGTAGCAAGCGGGGCAATGTCGGGCAATATGAACATGAGTATGGGAAGTACAGGAAACAGCCTTGCACAATGGGGAATGCAGGCGGTGAACAATGCCTACCAGAAAACAAGCAATGCCATTAGCAAAGCTATCAAGAAAAACAAAGTCAAGCTGAAATACGGAACTTTCGTGTATTTGGTGAACGGACAGGAAAAAAGGAACTAAAATGATGATGACATGGAAACAGATTTATCAGAATATCACAAAGGTACGGATGGGCTTTATTATGCGGACTATATAGCCCCCAATAAAGCCGAGACATTTATCGGAAAACTTGTGAGTGCCGAGTGGTGGCATCACAGAGGGCAGTTTGCCCTAATATGCAACTTCCGGACAGAAGACAGACGGAGGATTGCCTTATTCGCTTTTCAAAAACATACCGGTTTTTACGGACCAAGATACGGAAATGTGAATTTCAAAACAGTGGAGAAAGGCACTCTTTGGCAGTGTGAACTCCAAATGACCCGGACGGGGCGTTGTACATGGGTACGTGCCAAACAGGTAAAGAAAGAGGAGAAATAAGGGAAAAGAGGAAATAAACGGAATAAATATAATTAACAACATGGATATGAATTGGAAGAAAATCGCAATGTCATTTCTTCTGGCGGCAGGGCTGCCGCTGGTGCGGAACGCACAGGCGCAAACGACCTATGAGGAAATGGAACAACTGACGGTGAACGAACAGATAACAACCGTCATAACGGCATCGGAACCGGTGCGTTTCGTGGATATTTCCACTGACAAGGTGGCGGGCGATCAGCCCATTGACAACATCATCCGCCTAAAGCCCAAGGAAAGCGGACACGAGGATGGTGAAATACTCGCCATCGTCACCATTGTGACGGAACGGTACCGCACACAATACGCACTGATTTATACCACAAGGATGAAAGAGGCAGTAACGGATAAGGAGATACTGCTGCAAGAGCGTAATGCGTATAACAATCCGGCAGTCTCAATGTCCACTGCCGACATGACACATCATGCACGGCGCATCTGGAACTCACCTGCGAAAATCCGCAACGTAGCTACCAAAGCACACCGTATGGTGATGCGTCTGAACAATATCTACTCGGTGGGTAACTACTTCTTCATAGACTTTTCCATCGAGAACAAGACGAACATCCGTTTTGACATTGATGAGATACGGATAAAACTGACAGACAAGAAACTCGCCAAGGCAACCAACGCACAGACTATCGAACTGACACCTGCCCTGGTTCTGGAACCGGGCAAGACGTTCAGACACGGCTATCGGAATGTGATTGTCGTGAAAAAGATGACCTTTCCCAATGACAAACTGCTGACCATCGAAATGACGGAGAAACAGATTAGTGGCCGTAACATCAGCCTGAACATCGACTATGAGGATATACTGGCGGCAGATTCGTTCCATGCAGATTTATTGGAGGAGGAATGACTATGAAAAAGACAATCATCCTGATAATTACCTGCGTGTGTGTCGCTGCAAGTGCGAATGCACAACAAGGTAGCGGACGCCTTTCGCTTGGCACAGGGCTACTCTACAAGAACGGCATGGATATAACGCTCGCCTACGAACATGAAATGAACTACCGCCATGCGTGGGAGTTTTTCGTCAACGGCTACCTACAATGGGCAGAGTGCGGTTCGTGCGGTCATATCTGTCCGGAATCATTTTGGCGAAACTACCGCAGCTACGGTTTTGGCGTGGCCTACAAGCCGTGCATGACGCGGGGACGCAACCACTATGGCAGTCTGCGTATCGGAGCTTCAGCCGGAAGCGACATGAATAAGTTCCTCGGCGGCCTGCACCTCGGTTATGAACACAACTATGTGCTACGGGCCGGATGGACACTGTATTGGCAAGTGAAAAGCGATGTGATGATAAAAGGTGCGGACGTGCTGCGTGCAGGTGTCGTACTGGGTGTGAAACTACCTATGAAATAGGGAAACAAAAAAGAAAGCAATATGATACGAAAGATACATTTGGTGGCAGCGGCAACGGCTGCCGTGCTGTGCGCTGCCTGTGACACGCACATAGACGTACCCGATACAGCGGTCCGTCCAGGACATATCCTCTGCGAGGACGGAACGGCCTTGCCTTATGCACAATATGAACAATCGGGGAAAAAAGCGATAGCGGTTGTCTTCGATACCGGAAAACGCGGAGATACGGAGGGGGGCGGTTATGCAGTTTACCTGTGGGACATTGCTCCACAGGCATTCGCCGACAGCCTCGGCATCGCACAAGGCACATCGTCCGACATCATGGCTTATGATGGCAACGAGAATACATTCGCACTGTACGATACACGAGAAACGGCTTCGCCAATGGCAGAAGCGGTTTTCGACCTATGGCGGTACGGGCAAAGTGCCTATGTACCGTCCGTGGCAGAGATGCGGCTGCTCTACACCATGAGAGAGATAGTCAACCCTGTCATCGAACAATGTGGCGGCGAGCCGTTACCGCTGGATGAAAACGACTGTTGGTACTGGACATCCACAGAGGTCGAAAAGCAACAGACAGCCAAGGCATGGCTCTATTCCATGGGGAGCGGCGCAATGCAAGAAACACCTAAAGTACAGGCGCACAGAGTACGCCCTATAATTACCATAAACGAATAAAGGATAGAAAGATATGAAAGATACGGATATACTTTTCAGCATAGCGTTGATGATATTGGGAATTGTCCTCATGTATAAGTCCATGAAAGGTAATTCATGCCGGCAAAGACTGGCAAAACTCGCAGATTCCATAGCATCGGATAAAGAAAATATTAATTTTCAAATTAAAAGGTTCGGCTACCTTTTGGACGAAATGGCTGCCGATAATGAAAAAAATTCAATACTGAAGTGTCATGCCGACAGACTGGAGGAACTTGTCACGCAATTGGACCACACACGAAACGAACTTGAAATAAGCAATCTGTCAATGGCGGATATTAATGGAGAATTGAAAAGAAGTAATGCCGAACTTGTAAAGAGAGCAACCCAGTTACGCGATGAAATACAGCAAGACGAGCTTGCCATCCAAAAGATGCAAGAACGCCTTGATTCTCTCAAAAGAATCAAAGCGGGACTTGAAATAGCCTTGAATAACATTCAAGCAGAAGAAGTACACTATCTCTCGGAGCCGGTATTCAGTTTGGGTATTACCCCATCCATCAAAAGCCATCTTGAATCTCATGGAATATTATATATCGGAGACCTGATTCATCTTAACGAGCAATATCTCATGGAAATCTGGGGTGTCGGTCCGGTAACACTCGAAAAGATAAAAACAAAACTAAACGAGAATGGTGCATGGTTCGGTATGGATGTAATCAGAGTAGGCAATCATTGGTATCGTATAAAACAGGGATTAATAACAGACTGACTTATGGAAGAAAGTAAGGAATTGCAAGGGTTCTATAAGATATTCCGCACAGTGGTATATGTGTCCGTACTGCTGGAGTTCTTTGAATATGCCATTGACCCTGCAATGCTCGACCACTGGGGTGGCATACTGACCGACATTCACGGACGCATCAAACAATGGGTGATTTACCACGACGGCAATCTTGTGTACAGCAAAATTGCGACGGTACTGCTTATCTGCATCACTTGTGTCGGAACGCGGAACAAGAAGCATCTGGAGTTCAACGCACGCCGGCAGGTGGTGTATCCATTGACGAGTGGGTTGTTGCTGCTCGTAATCTCCGTATGGATGTTCGGCCATACGATGGGAACAAGGCTTTATACCTTACCTTTGAATATCATTCTCTATATGATTGCCTCCATCGCTGGCGTAGTACTGGTACATATTGCATTAGACAACATTTCAAAGTTCATCAAGGAGGGACTGATGAAAGACCGTTTCAACTTCGAGAATGAAAGTTTTGAACAATGTGAGGAAAAAGTCGAGAATGAATACAGCGTAAATATCCCTATGCGGTACTACTATAAGGGTAAATTCCGTAAGGGATGGATTTCTGTAAGCAACTGCTTCAGAGGAACATGGGTAGTTGGAACACCGGGGTCGGGCAAGACCTTCAGTATCATAGAGCCGTTTATCCGACAGCATTCGGCCAAAGGTTTCGCCATGGTGGTGTATGACTACAAGTTTCCGACATTGGCGACCAAGCTCTACTACCATTACAAGAGGAACGAGAAACTGGGCAGAGTACCCAAAGGGTGTAAGTTCAACATGATTAATTTTGTGGATGTGGAGTACAGCCGTCGGGTGAATCCAATTCAGGCAAAGTACATCAACAACCTCGCGGCGGCCAGCGAAACGGCGGAAACATTATTGGAAAGCCTACAAAAGGGTAAGAAAGAGGGCGGCGGCGGAAGCGACCAATTCTTCCAAACCTCGGCGGTAAACTTCCTTGCCGCCTGTATATACTTCTTCGTGAATTATGAGCGTGAACCCTACGATGCCAACGGCAAGCCTCTATATGCGGAAAGACAGCAAGATCCGCAAACCAAATTCTGGAAACCGACAGGTATCGTGCGTGACCGTGAAGGCGGCAATATCGTGGAACCTGCCTACTGGCTGGGAAAGTATTCGGACATGCCACATATTCTGTCATTCTTGAATGAAAGTTATCAGACGATTTTCGAGGTACTGGAAACTGACAATGAGGTTGCTCCGCTACTTGGCCCGTTCCAGACAGCTTTCAAAAATAAGGCAATGGAGCAACTGGAGGGTATGATTGGCACGTTACGTGTTTATACCTCGCGTCTGGCAACCAAAGAGAGCTACTGGATATTCCACCGGGATGGCGATGACTTCGACCTGAAGGTGAGTGACCCGAAGAATCCGAGTTACCTGCTGATTGCAAATGACCCGGAAATGGAGTCCATCATCGGCGCATTGAACGCTCTTATCCTAAACCGCCTCGTTACCCGTGTGAATACCGGGCAGGGGAAAAATATTCCTGTGAGTATTATAGTGGACGAGTTACCGACACTCTACTTTCACAAAATAGACCGTCTGATAGGTACGGCGCGAAGCAATAAGGTGAGTGTAACGCTCGGCTTTCAGGAACTACCGCAACTGGAAGCCGATTATGGTAAGGTAGGTATGCAAAAAATCATTACGACGGTAGGCAATGTGGTAAGCGGCTCGGCACGTGCCAAAGAAACGCTGGAATGGTTGTCCAATGACATCTTCGGCAAGGTGGTACAGGTCAAAAAAGGCGTGACCATTGACCGGGACAAAACAAGTATCAATCTCAATGAAAATATGGATAACCTTGTGCCTGCCTCGAAAATCTCGGATATGGCAACCGGATGGATATGCGGTCAGACGGCACGGGATTTTGTGAAGACGAAAACAGGTATGGGCGGTTCAATGAATATTCAAGAATCGGAAGAGTTCAAGACTACAAAGTTCTTCTGTAAAACAGATTTTGATATGGCAGCAATCAAGAAAGAGGAAGCGGCGTATGTGCCGCTGCCGAAGTTCTACACCTTCAAGTCGAGAGAGGAACGGGAACGCATCCTATACAAAAACTTCGTACAAGTAGGACAAGATGTGAAAGAGATGATAAAGGACGTTCAGAACAAGCGTAACGCGAAATAAAAATCCGGCTGTCTGATATAAGAAGAACAAAAACCGCCAGTACAATCGTACTGACGGTTTACTTTACTATAATCTTCTTCCGGTTTATCAGGAGAACTGCCCACTTAATAATTTGGTGAGTTGCTGATGGCAAATTTTTTCGTATTCCTCTTTGTCAGTACCGCATTCAATTGCCCTGTCAATGACATCCCCTAACTCGTTGAAACAAACTTCTTCATTGACACACTCTACATCTTTGTCTTTCAACAGATATACCTCATAATAATCTGACCCATTAAGTGCAATAATAACGTATCCGGCGTGTAACAGTCCGTTTACTTTGATACGAAGTGCAGGCAGCTCTTTGAAGATGGTGGCTGCAAACTCTGAGATACCCCATGACATGAGGACGGGCATAGGGGTAAGTCCTATTAACTGCTCTTTAATGGTCTGTGCTATTTGCATTACATACTCTTTTTCCATAACTGTGCTATTTTTAAGATGATTATTGTTTTTTTTATTCGAACCATTCCGGGTTGTCCTTTTTCAGTTCGGCAACCAGTTCTACGTCTGTAAGTCGTAAGTTTGCCATATCGGTAAAGAAGAAAACCTCGTTATAGATTCTTTCGGCTTCCTTGCTTGCGAAGCCTTCATTTTCATCGTTGAAACTACCGGGCTGAAGGGCATCGAGCAAGGTAGTCGAGCCGATAAGGAGTTCTTCACCCTCGTTGGATTCCACCACACGGCAAGGATAGTTATTGCCGCCAAATTGTACTTCTTGTGTTTTCATACGCTTGTTATTTTAATGGGATATGCTTTCCATTTGTCTTGAGGTATTCCATAAGACACTTTGCTTCTTCATGTGACGCACGATTGCGGTCATCATAGCGACGTGTCTCATCCGCCATCACAATGATGCACTCCTTAAACAATCTATAGAGGCTCTGTTGCAGTGTGGGGTGCATATCAGGTATAGCGGCTGCAAAACGCTTGGGATTGAAACTAAAACTATTCACTGCCATTTCCCATTCTTTGGCAAGTTTGTACTCTTTGCTTTCTTTGATGTTGTCCATTGTCATGAAATTTTAATGATTTATTTTTCTTCCCTCTGTTCGGTTCTATATTCTGTCTGAACCGCTTGGGATTTACAGATGCTTTACAGGACTGACGAACAAGCTACTTCCAACGCTTTTTTTGGAAAATTACTCTTTCACAGAAAGGAAGAATTTTATAAAAATGCACTTCAAAGCGATGGAATCAAGCGCGGCAGTCCACCTTCGCGTCTGGAAAACCAACCGGCGAGGACAGGAAGGAACCGGAGAAGGAATAAGATGGAAAAGATAAAAAGGAGGAAACTGATAGGTATAAATGAAGACGGGTGGCGGCGGGGTATCGGGAGGTAGCTATAAATGGGATAGAAAAGGCATAATCGCGCGGATGGCGGGTTTGCCCGGCAGACGCGCCGCCCGACAACGGTTTGGAGCAGTTGTCCGTGAACATCTTCACCTTAATCTAATTACAAATTAGGAACGAATAGAGGACAGATTACTCCACCCTCTATTCGTTGGTTACTGATTATGGTTAAGCTGCAATATCTTCCTCTTGTGGCTGTTCTTCGGTCTGCATCCCTACTTCGGATTGCTGTTTGTCAGATTGCTCCGCTTCCTGCTTTGCTTGTTCCTGCACCAAAAGAACGGCTTTTTTCTCTTCGATACGTTGGTGACGCTTCTCATACACTTCATTATGTCCGTTCTTGATGTCTGCCAACAGGTCGGGCATATGTTTTTGTGCGAAGTCAAGCAAGAGGGATGCAATGGCATTGTTGCCGTATGCGTTCTTGAAATTAGCAATTAGAAAATCCCTGCGAATAATCGCTTTCTGCTTGCTCGTGAGGTTGGCAATGATATTTATCTTTTCTTCATCTGTAAGGTAGGAATAAGGCTTTTTTTCCTCGATACCTACCGCTTCGAAATGCTCTTTGCGGAGGGATGATAGCAAGAAGAAATAAATCATCTTGTCCTCGTCTTGCCCAAACTTGCAATCGGACATATCAACCTCCAAAATCTGTTTTTTTGTGTCCTCTACAGTTTTTTCAAGAGCAATTTCCCTGTTGCGTTTGTCTTGCTTTTCCAACTTCTCTACCGGTGAAAGCGTCTGCTCCTGTTTTGTGTCATTGGTAGTACAGGTAACTTTCGGAACATAACAGAGTACGATGTCCTTGCTCTCAATACGGAAATAAAGGATGATTTCACCTGCTTCACTTCGGGTACGGATTTCTTCGCATTCTTCTGTGTAATCGTTCAAATCCTGTTCGAACTCGCTCTGTGCCTGTTCGTATTCTTCGGTGGTGTCGTACTCCTCTTTTCGAGGTGCTTCGGGCTGTTCGGGATATGCCTTTGCATAATAGTTAAGGCTTTCCACTTCGTAACCCATGGCGGTAAGACGTTCTACTACGGCTTCATTGCTGTTGAAGCTTTCATGGCAGAGGGATACCTCAGGGCGTTCTTCCATAAGGCGCACGGCTTTCTCCGTGAGATATGCCGCATTCATTTCAGCAAGGCAAGTACGATTGGCGCAATTTCCGCAACCACCCTCGCAAAATAACATCATATTATTTGTATTGTGAGGACAGGACAGACAGAGGGTCTTGTCAAATGCGTATCGCTCCAAGTCGGTGGTATATTGCCGTTCGATGTTCCGTGCAACATCAGAGGCTTTCATTCCTCGCCAACTATTGTACTGCACCCCCTCTTTAAGATGCTTGTTGTACACCTCTTTCTGAATATCTTCCCCATAACGGCAAATTTCGCTCGCTACGCTGATTGTGATTTCGTCCTGTTCCAAAAGCTGTGCGATTTCGGGCATTAAGGAAACGAATTTAAGCCGTGTGCGGATATAGCTTTCGTTTTTACCGAACTGCACCGCCAAAGACTGCACATCATGGCGACCACTGTCAATAAGCTTTTGGTAGGCATTTGCTTCCTCTATCGGGGTAACATCCTTGCGCTGGAGGTTTTCAGTTACCGCCATTTCTTCGGCAACTTCGTCTGAAATTTCCATAACGACAGCCGGAATGTCTTCCAATCCTGCCATGAGGGAGGCACGATATCGGCGTTCTCCAAAAACAATCTCAAAGCGGTTGTCTTCTATCGGGCGTACTCCAATAGGCTGTAACACACCCTGCTGACGAATGCTCTCGGAAAGTTCTGCAAGGCTCGCTTCGTCAAAATTCTTACGTGGGTTGTAATTGCTCGGCTGCACGTTTGCCAATGCTACCATTGTGATGTTTTTCTCTACTGATTGAATTGCTGTTGCTTCCATAATCATAAAAATTTAATTGGTTTAATATTTAATTTTTTATTTTCCCTTTGTTCGGTTCTCTTTTCTGCCTGAACCGCTTGGGATTTACAGATGCTTTACAAGGACTGACGAATAAGCGATTTCCGACGCTTTTTCCGGAAAATTACTCTTTCGCAGAAAGGAAGAATTTTATAGGAAATGTACTTCAAAGCGACGGAATCAAGCGCGGCAGTCCACCTTTGCGTCTGGAAAACCAACCGGTGATGGCAGGAATGGACCGGATGAGTGGCATTAAAAGAATATAGAAAAGGAAGAATACGCTGAAAGGCGGATGATAAAACGGATGGAACTATAAAGGGATGATTAACGATACAACGGGACAAGCGGAAGGACGTAAGACCAGACGGTGTAAAACAGGAATGGAGCTTACCAGATAAAAATCCTTTGAGCCATTTCGCTAAATAAATCTGTATCAATTGCCTGTTTTACCAGAAATTTGCATTATTTTTGCAGTAACGAAACAGCCGTTTCGGAAACAGTCGTTTCGGAAACAGCAATAAAAAAGGATAAGGATATGAGATTTTTTGACAGGACAGAAGAAATAGCCTCTCTTCGCAAGATTCGCGAAATGGCCAAAAACAATGCTCAGTTTACAGTGGTAACGGGACGTCGCCGTATCGGTAAGACATCACTCGTGTGGAAGGCATACGAGGACGAACCGATTCTCTATTTCTTTGTTGCCCGGAAAGCCGAAGGCGATTTGTGTGAGGACTACCGGCTTGAAATAGAGAACAAGTTGGGGGTCCCAACCATGGGGCGGGCCGAACACTTCACCGATGTGTTCGAGTATCTGATGAAACTTTCGGCAGAACGTCCCATCACACTCTTTATCGACGAGTTCCAGGAGTTTTTCCGTGTGAACAAATCGGTGTTCAGCGATATGCAGCGCATCTGGGATCTATACAGCCCGAAGTCCCGTATTAACCTGATTGTCTGTGGTTCGATTTATTCCATGATGACAAAGATATTCAAGGATAAGAAAGAGCCGTTGTATAACCGGCAGTCGCGCTTTATGACTGTGCGTCCGTTTACCCCAACTGTTCTGAAAGATATTCTTTCGGAATACAACCCCGGCTACACGGCGGAAGATCTGCTGGCCTTGTACGCTTTCACGGGCGGTGTGGCGAAGTATGTACAACTACTCATGGATGCAGGAGCAACAACCAAAACGACTATGCTCGACCAGATTATAAAGGCCGACTCCATATTTTTGGGCGAGGGTAAAGCGATTCTTATCGAAGAGTTCGGCAAGGATTACGGAATCTATTTCTCCATACTATCGGCCATTGCACGAGGAAAAACATCCCGTTCGGAAATTGAAAACGTGGTAGGCAAGGAAATCGGCGGTTATCTTACCAAGCTGGAGAAAGAATACGAAATCATATCGAAGAAGCAGCCGCTGTTCGAGAAGAGTTCAGCCAAGAATGTCCGGTATGTCATCGAGGACAATTTCTTCACGTTTTGGTTCCGCTTCATCTACAAGTACAGCTATATGCTGGAGATAGAGAACTATGGAAGTGTGAAGATGATTATAGGTCGGGATTATGAAACTTTCAGCGGTCTGATGCTTGAACGTTACTTTAAGCGTGTACTGATAGAACGGCAAGTCTATACGCGTATCGGAGGCTGGTGGGACCGCAAGGGTGAGAACGAAATAGACATAGTAGCTGAAAACGAACTGGACGATACGGCGACATTTTTCGAAGTCAAACGCAAGGCCGAAAATATCGACATGGAAAAACTGGAAGCGAAAGCAGCCGCTTTCATGCGTGCAACGGGAGAGTTCAAAGGTTATTCCCTGTCATACAAAGGGTTGTCAATGACTGATATGTAGCAATACATATCGGCATAACGTACTAACAGAAGTCACAGATTTAAAAGAACGGGAAGCGAGGAACATACCCTCACTTACCGTTGTTTTCCAAATACTCCTTCATCGCCTCATTTACAATGTCTCTCAATGACATATTCTTCTCAATAGCAAGGAATTTCATACGCGTATGAACACTCTTGTCAATAACAAAATTGCAATGTACAGCAGGCTCTTTTTCTGTCTTAACTGATATGGGGCATAGAACGAAGCGGTTTTTTCAATGGTCGGGAAAAATGGGCGAAAGGTTTTGAAAACCAAAGGGTTTAGGCATGATCGGGAAAATGGGCTGAATATTTCGAAGCGGTTTTTCTCTTTACATGGCTTACATCTGCTTTACGTTTGAGGGGCTTTTCTTCGGATATTCGGGGGATTGCTTTACATCGGGCTTGCAGATGGGGCTAAAACGGCCTGGAAGGGTTTTATTTTCGGCTGTGTGGCCGTTTTATGGCTGGGTTGATGGATTTTGTTATATGATGGTGTGAACGGCTGTGTGGCCGTTTTTTTGTGCCTATTTTTAAAGATGTTGCCTTAAAATTCTTCCAAATAAGTATTATTTGGTATATTTGCAGCATAATAGAAACGAATATGGCAAAAGTGATTCATGTGCATTTGCTGCATAAAATAGACGGGACGAAGCAGAAAGATTGGTATTTCAGCAGTATATCGGCTGTTTATACGGTTCTGACGGCAGATCAGGTGGGGGCAACCAAGAATTACCTGCTTCATGCCGGGCTGTCTGGTAACGGCACAATATGCACGAAAAAGGCTATAATTAAGCAATCTACGCTCATCTCGGGTGGTAGTAAGGGAATGGTTAGAACGATATAATAGCGCCGTTAGAAAGGCTTGTAGGCGTTATTTCTTTGAATGCTGATTGGGGAGCTTATGGCTCCCTTTTTTTATGCCCCTACGGTTGGTTTTATTTGGTTAGGGGTTACTATTGGGGTTACTGTTAGGGGTTACTACTTCTTTAAGTTAGGGGTTACTTTAGGGGTTACTTTTTCAGTTCTCAGAGGGTACGCCCGAAATAGGAAACTATGTTATAAATGAAAGCAAGTGCCGTTTTTCTCTGTTTTCAGAGAGGAAAAACGACACTTGTTTGTGTGATATACCTTATTATAATAAAATAAATCCTTTGATTTACAGTGTATTTACGAGTTTGCTTCAGGTAAATTCCTTCAAAAGTGTGTGCGTGCGTCCTTTTTTAGCCTTCTGTAGGAGGCATGCGTGTACCACTTAGAAGAACTTGCTGATACTTCCGATTACTTCAAAGACATTGATGATGCGTGATTTGTCGAATTCCTGTTCATCGTAGTCATTGGTGTTGATGGGGATGAAGCGCAGCTTGTCCGGATCCGGCGACCTGCGGAGGATTTTAATGGTGCGGATGGTATCCAACACCACTGCATAGATTTCGCCATATTGGATGTCGTTGAGTGTGCATTGGTGCAGGGCAATGATGTCGCCATGGTTTATTTTGGGTTCCATGGAGTGCCCGGTGACATTGCACCAAAGGCTGGCTTTTTCGAATCCCCTTATTACAATGTTGGTGGCAGGTATGTTTACCTGTGAATTAAACACTTCATCAAAGCCCCCGATAAAGTCCACATCGTAGTATGGTGTACCGATGGATGGGTTCATAGATGTGGTAGGCAGAGTCGAAGAATTTGCTTCGTCTATTGTTTTAATGCCGTTCAAATCATCTTTCAACATGCTTCCTGCACCAGTAAGTAACCAATCGGCAGATAATTCCGGATAGGCTAATAGAATTTTTTCAATATTCATTGAGCTCATGCCTTTGCCAGACACCTTTGCTTTCCCAATAAGTCCAACAGAAAGACCGGCATTAACAGTCATTTGATTGTCATTTATGCCCTTTTTCTCCATGAAATATTGAAGTCTTTCTATAAAATTCATATCCTTATATTGATTTTCTTCCATATTTAGTTTGATGTATTGAAATAATTCTATATATTTGCAGCGTGTTTAAGATGTAAACAGCGCGCCAAATATACAAAAAAGGCGTGTGATTAGCGAATTTTAAGGATTAAAGAAAATGAAAGCAAAAGTAATTATAGCTCAAGCAACAGCCGAGACCGCCGAAGCTCTTTACGGACTGGTCAAGAAGATGGTAGATACAACAGCAATCAAGGCTTATCCCAGTGTAGATTATCAGGCAGTTTTCTTTTCAGCTGATAGATACGACTTAGACTTTGTAAAAAGAGTATTGGCGGATAAGTGCTTTTCTTTCAAAATTGAAGATGCAGAATAATACAATAAAATAAGTGAGTTTATGACACAGCAAGAATTTATGGAACGGACGGGGATAACCCCTACAGCAGAGGATTTTGATTACATCCATGCGGTTTATCTGAACACTTCGATGAACAAGGATGAGTTCTGCAAAGATTTCAAGAAACATGGGGACAGCCGGATTATCCGCGATGTTCATGTGCGAGTGCTGAACTATGAAATGAAATGTGAACGTCAAAAGGAAGTTATCGACAACCTGACCGATTTTCTGATTGGCAAGGCACATGCGTATGACGATACCGATTTCCGCAAAGAAGCGGTAGGGCTGGTCGGTGAGATGGAAGTGGTGAAACGGACCATTGAATTGGGGCTTCCGCTTTGGGATGAAGACAGGATGGTTGTCCTTTCGATGATAGAAGAACAAGGCAAATAGATTGCCGGATAACTGGCAGCCCGGAAAGACGGGCAGGGGCGGCAGGCACGGCCGGAGAGTTGGTAAATCGAAATAAGAAAGCGTAGAAAGCCGTCGGGGTTCGATTCCCCGCGCCCCACGATATAAACTTTTAAAATTTAGAGTTATGGCAAAGAATTTCAATCCGAGAACAGCAGAGAGTCTGTTCAAACAGAAGTTGCGCACGATGATAGGCAGTACGGCACATACGCAGAATATTGCCGACCAGGCGATGGAGCTGGCTGGACAATTCATGACGGAGGATGAGATAAGCAACTCGGATGCCTACCGGGTGATAGAGAATGTGAGCTGTGTGTGTGAGGAAGCGATGCAGGCGCTGGTCGAAGAACTGCAGAAAGGGACACGCCTTCATGAAATACTGACGGGTGATTAGGAAATAGCGGAAGCCGTTGAAAACCTTTGAACGAACGATAACGATTAAAAAGTATGACGATATGAGAAAGCAGATTTTGACAGATAACGAGACCAAGACCTTCTTGATGAAGACATTCGGATGCAGCCGTCAGGCTGTGTGGCAAGCACTGAATTTTGTCCGTGACAGCGATCAGGCGCGCCGGATACGCACTCTTGCCCTGAAGCGAGGCGGCAAACTGACTGACGGGAACTTCATCCCGAACTGCGAAACCACCTTCGAGGAGTGCGAGAAGACCATGACCTGCACTTTCGGTCCCCGTGTAAAACTCGTGGTCCACAGAAAGACCAATGATGTGGATGTGTACGTGGACGGAAAACGGACTGAAACCTACCAATGTGAATTTGTATCGGATTTCATGCAGCTGCAGCACGAGACCCAACAGATGGCATCTGCCTTATAAATAGAAATGAAATGGAGTATTATGGAAAGATATTGTGCATATCCTACAATGACCTGACTTACGATGACCGACCGGTGATGGTGAACGGAAAGGCAGACTACAGCAGAAGCCGCACGCTGAAAGGAGTTCATCCTTCCACTCTTTCCGAAGAAGAACTTGCTCCCATCATGTCGATACCCAATTACAAGAAGTTAGCGGCAAAGGAGAAAATCAATGTAGTTCGATCCGGAAGAGGTCTGGGAGGTTACGTTTTGGTAGAAATAGCCACCATGCCCCTACGGTTTCAGGAAAGGATAAAACTAAAATACGGAGATATGAAAGAAGACGTAATAAGAAACTGGCTCGGCAGCCATTACCACATCGATGCGAAAGCCCGGGAATTTTACACCCGGTTCCGTTTTGACAACGGAGATACACTGCCACCGGAACACATCCAAGAATATACGGTAAACGCTTCGGTAATTGAGGCAGTGATGCGTGCCATGGAGGATGCCACGTTTATGCGAAAGGCCATGAAGGCCGGGCCGGTGAACTGGGGCGAACTGGCAGGAGCCATCAGTTACTACCAAGCAGAGTTCGGACATACCTTGCCTGTCAGTTCCAACCGCTTCAAGAAGCGTGTGAATGACTTCAAGGCCAACGGCTATGAAAGCCTTATCAGCCGCAAGTTCATGAACCAGAACCGCCGGAAAGTGACCTATGACATTGAACGCCTGCTGCTGAGCATCGATGCCCAACCGGAGCAGCCCTTCAATACCACCGTGTGGGAACAGTACAATCTATTTGTGCAAGGAGAACTGGAGCTATATGACCCCGAAACCGGCGAGGTGTTGAATCCGGCAGACTTTACCGACAAGGATGGAAATCCGCTGGTATTGAGCCCGGCCACAGTAGCCAACTACCTGAACAACCCCAAGAACAAGGCCCTTCGCGGTAAGCTGCACATGAGCCAATGGGATTTCAACAATGCCTACCGTCCTTATCATCTGCGCAGCATCGGTGAATATTCCTTGAGTAAGGTTTCTCTTGACGACCGCGACCTGCCGCGCCCAATGAAGGATGGCAACCGAGTGAAAGCCTATTATGCCTACGATGTGGTGAGCGGTGCTGTGGTGGGATATGCCTACAACCGGTACAAGACTACCGAGTTATTTTTAGACTGCATGCGAAACATGTTCCAGACCCTGGACCGGAACGGCATGTATATCCCCGCCGAGTTAGAAGTGGAACACCACCTGGTAAGCGACTTTGCCGACGGATTGATGCAAGCCGGTACCGTCTTCCCCCTGATCCGCTGGTGTAACCCCGGGAACTCGCGTGAAAAACGTGCCGAGCACAAGAACCGCGAAAAGAAATACGGTGTGGAGAAACGCACGCAGGTAGGTATCGGCCGATGGTATGCCAAGCTGGAGGCCAACCGCCCGAAGGAAGAAAAGGTGTATGACGAAAAGAACAACACCTACAAGGTGAAGACCTATAGTTATGAAGAATTGGTAGCCGATGATATACGCGCCATTGAGACCTTCAACGCACAGCCTCACCCCAACCAAAAGCGCTATCCGGGCATGAGCCGTTGGGATGTGCTTTGCGCCCATCAGAACCCGAACCTTGCACCTTGGGACAAGGCCGTTCTTTACCGGTTCATCGGACAGCACACCGAAACAACCATCCGGCAGAACACCTACTGCACGGTGATGTACAACCAATACGGACTGCCCAGCCCGGAAATCATCGAAAAGCTGGAGCCGAGGAACTACAAGGTAGATGCCTATTATCTGCCCGATGCCGACGGAACCATCAACGAGGTATATATCTACCAGAACGGACGATATATCGCCACCTGCAAGCCCGTAGCCCGTTACAATGAGAATACAGCCGAGCAGACCGAGTACGACAAGGCAGCCTATACCGAACAGTCCAAGTATGTAGCTCAATTCGACAAGATGATGAAGGACGGCAAGATCAAGCGTGTGGGCATCCTTGCCAAAGAGGAGGCAAAGCTGATAACAGAGGTACAGGCGGAAGCCGTTCCCCTTCCTGCACAAGCCGAGGAAGAAGATTACTCAGCCTATATGGACATCAGTGCCTTCGAGCATGATGCAGTAGCCAAGATATAATTAACGACGTTAGAACGAATTTAAAACAGCATTCAAATGGAAATAACAAATGAAGTAAAGCAACGTATTGTGGCAGCGATAGCCGCCGACCGTGAAAATTATCCCAGTGACAACCGCCATGCCACGGCACTGGGCATAGCCCCCAGCGTTTACAATGCCATCAAGCGGGGCAATTATGAAAAGCAGGTCAGTGATGCCAACTGGGTAGGTATAGCCCGAAGATTAGGCGTGCAACTGCGTACAGAAATACCTTGGCTGGCAGCACAGACCCCGACCTACGTGTTTGTGAGCAAGCAGCTGGAAGTGTGCCAGGGAAGCGGGCTGAGTGCCATCCTGTGCGATATGCCCAATATCGGCAAGACCTTTACAGCGAAAGCTTACGTGAAGCAGCACAAGCACGCCGTATATGTGGACTGCAGCCAGGTGAAGACCAAACTGAAGCTGATACGCTACATTGCCAAGGAATTCGGTGTGACCAGCAACGGACGCTATAGCGACGTGTATGAGGATCTGGTGGCCTACCTGCGCACGATTGATACGCCCCTGGTTATCCTGGATGAAGCCGGGGACCTGCAGTATGAAGCCTTCCTGGAGTTAAAGGCGCTTTGGAACGCTACGGAACGCTGCTGTGCCTGGTATATGATGGGTGCCGACGGATTAAAGGAGAAGATCAACCGCGCCATCGAAGGCAAGAAGGTGGGCTATACCGAAATGTTGAGCCGCTACGGTGACTCCTACAGCAAGGTGACCCCGGACGATGCGCAGGAACGCGAAAAGTTTCTGAAGGCACAGGCTGCCATCGTCGCAAAAATCAATGCCCCGGACGGTGCCGACATTGCCAAGATTGTTCATAGCACCGGAGGCGGCTTGCGGCGCGTATATACCGAAATCGAAAAATTAAGGAGGATGCAGGCATGATAAGCAAGATAGAAATGCAAGCGATGGATGCTGTTATCGGTATCCATCGCGAGATGAGAAAAGCGAATGAGATAGACTGGGAACAGCGCAGATATGAAATTGCCAAAAGCATGCTTCCGGTAGTAAGAAGCAATTCATCAGGTATAATGTCTATAAAACAAGTTGCCAGACTTGCTGTGGACTATGCTGATGCTCTTATTGAAGAATTGAAAGGAGGTAACCGTGAAACTGAAGAGAGCCTACAGTCCCGGTGAGGTGCTGAACATGAAGATTCCCCGGTTCGAGTTTTCCGGGGACTGGCAAACCTCGATAGGCAACCCGGCCAAGAGCGGCGTGTGGATTATTTGGGGAGCCAGCGGAAACGGTAAGAGCAGCTTTGTGATGCAGCTGGCCAAGTACCTGTGTAGCTTCGGACGCGTAATTTATGACAGTTTGGAAGAAAGTACCGGTTTGTCGTTCCAGATGAGCCTGAAACGGCACAAGATGGGTGAAGTGAAAAAGAAGCTGATTATCCTTGACCGGGAACCGATGGAGCAATTGGAGGAACGGTTACGGCGCAGAGGCAGTCCCGGAATCGTGATTATCGACAGCTTCCAATACAGCGGCTTGAACTACAAAACCTACAAGGAGTTCAAGGAACGTCATCCCAAGAAACTGTTTATCTTCATCAGCCATGCCGAGGGGCTTCATCCGGCAGGTAGAAGCGCCCGCAAGGTGGAATATGATGCCGATGTGAAAATCATGGTAAGCTGTTTCAAAGCCTGGTGCAAAAGCCGCTTTATGGAGCGGCCCGGTGAGCCCTACGTGATATGGGAAGAAGGTGCTGCCAAAACATTGAAGGACGATAATATGGAGGATTATTTGAATGATGGAATGGGAGAATAAGCTGTACCAGATACTCCTGAAAGAACAGGAAGCGGAGGCCGTGGTGGACGATTGGGTAGAACGTAACATACAAAGCGACCTCCGTCTGCGCAGGGCCAAGACAAAGGGACACGTAGTGATAGAAACCAGGGATGTGATGTTTGCTCGGAATATTCAGGTATGGCATCCGTCCTGCCAAATAAACATTAAAGATTTGAAGTGATGGAAAAGAAAGAAGAAAAGAAAGTGTGCTGCATCTGCGGCAAAGAGTATGAGGGCTACGGATACAATCCGTTCCCGGTG